CACCATATAACGCAATGAGCTTTGAGGCTACATATCTGATATGGTGCAGCTTCTCCCGTATGATTTGAAATTGTTGCGGTGGTATATCTTCTCGATCTAATATTTCTATAGCTGTATCTAGCCAAGTCTGTGCTCCAGTCCGTCTGGCTTCAGTTATATCGTTAGCAAAGTTTTTATCTTCTCTAATCCATTTGTATATTGTCGATAGTCCAGGCATATCTTTTTGTTTGGCTATTCTGGTCAATGGATGGCCGAGCTGCAACTGTTCCAGTATTGCGTCTGAGTATTTCTCTAATTTCATCATCTGTTTTATATTTCATTGAAACTAAATTTTTCAATGCCTTTATTTTACCTTCTATTGATTTAGGGCCAGTACTTAATCCAGCATGATTTTTACAACGATAGTAGCCTGATTTCATCAAATTCCCCTTGGCTCTACATTGTATGCTGTAATTACTGGCACGAGTCATAGACTCACAAAATACCTTTTTACTTTTTCTACCTGGCATGTGATCAATTAAATCAAAGTGATTTGCTAATTATATCTAAATTAATAGGTTATTNGGGGCAAAATGTCTAATATTATTTTATCCTTAAAATTAATTATAAATAATANTTGCATGATGTGACCNAATAGGTCACTAATAATATATTAATTAACTAAGGAGATAAAAACTATGAATAAACAGCAACCAAGAAGCCAAAATGTAATAGTTAAGGTTAAAAATGTTTATGGGAATGATTTGATCTATCCAGTAAATATTCAAGCTTTACGTTTTAGTGCTTTATTAAATAAAAAAACTTTTTCAGAAAGTGACCTGAGAGTTATCAATCAAATTCATCCAGATATAAATATTGAGTGGTATGCCCAAGAGGTCAAAATATGAAAAAAGTTAAAATAGTAAAAAATGGAATAAGCCATTACGGGGTGTTTTTAATTCAAGAATATTCCGATGGCATTGAACAGCAAGAAACAATGCTGCAATGTCATTGGTATGATACCTGGGTTGGTGCGGTTAGAAAAGCTAAGTCACATCAAATTAACGATAATGCTGTGTTAAATGCTTGGATGAATAAAACGTATTAATGGCTAGCTTTACAATAAGCCATTACTTGCTGGCAACTGTCATTTTGTCGGGCCTGGGGCTGTTAGTGCTTCTGGCCCTTAAAGACATAACCAAGCAAGCAATCAATTTAATTTTACAATGGAGAAAATAAACAATAAACAAATAAATAAGGAGTATACACAATGATAAATACAATAACAGAAGATCAATTCATAGATGAAATGATTAAACATAGCTTTAGCTATGAAGGCTCAAAGGCTTTATTTAATTACTTAGAGCAATTAGAAGAAGATTGCGACATCAAGATCAAATTTGATGCAGTTACTTTAAGATGTGATTATGTCGAATATGACAATTTAAAAGAATTGTTAGAAGCATATGACAATTTAGAGCTTGAAAGTATTGAAGATTTTAACGAATATACAACAGTTATAGAAGTTGAAGATACTGATAAATTAATTATACAAGCGTTTTAATAAAGGAGTATAAAAAATGAAGTATGTTGAAAATATAGAAATTTGGGAAGATATAGAGGATTTAATATATGAACATTGTAATAAAAATTCTTTAAATCTAGATGAATACGAACACAAATATAAAATAGATTTAAGAAAAAATATTGATATTTCTGAAATTATTAAAACCATAAATTTACTAAACAAAGGAGCATAAAGGGGAAATAAACAATGAAAAAATTTAAGATCATAGAACATAGTAAAAGTGCAATAATTTATACTAATGTTGAAGCTAAAACCAAAGAACAAGCTCAAGAAATAGTAATGAATAATGATATAATATGTGATGATCGACAGTATCACGACACCTATTTTGAAATAAAGGAAGTATAAATTATGGAAGAAGATTTATTAGCAGAAATGCTAGAAGAACTTGGACTAGATGAATTTGAAATAGAACAAGCTCAAGAAAATTTTAATGAAGAATATAACAATTAAAAGAAAGAGTATAAACAATGATTGGTTTAATAAAAAAAATAGAAGATATATGCCAAGAGCATTTAGATAATACAGAAATAAATAATATTTTATTATGTGAAGATAGCCACGATCATTATTTATTAGCTAAAGTTGATATGGCAAAAGAAATATTAAAAGAAATAAACTTAGCAGAAAAACACAATGAAAGAAATAAAAAATGAAGTTTAATGAATTACAAAAAAAATATAGATTATTAGCTAAATATAATCTTGATGATAAATATCCTCAATATTTTGGAGAGGATAAAAATTATCAAGATAAATATTTTATTAATGAAACCGATAAAGATGTATATGATTGGTGTGAAAATTTAAATGAAATACCAATCAGATTTAATGAAGATGGGGAAATAAACAATGATTAACACTAATCATTTAAGCATAGAAGCAACTACAAAATTATTAGATTTGGATCAATCTTTTATTAGTACAAATGATTATATGGGCTTTGCTTATTTCTGGGCTTATGAATATAGACACTATTTAAGAGATGTTAGTTATGCAAAAAGAAAAAAAGTGCATAAAAAATTTCTGGATAATAATTTAGCTGTAAACGGTGAAAGCCTTGAGCATTTACAAATTATAAGAATAGTAACCAAGCTCTATTAATTGAACCTGGGGAGCTTGTCCATAAGGTCCCCACTAATAACAATACGCATCCTCAGCATCCTTATGGCTTCTAAATATCGTTTTTTTGCTGTCTGTCGGCTACAATTAAGAATATTCTTGCCGATCCAATGCCAGGGTGCGTTATAAGTACGAGCCCAAACCATTTTGCGTTCTTCAACACTTAACAAAGGATTTAGATGAAATAAACAATATTCATATATAGCTATCTCATTGCTAGTTGCAGTAATTCTGACTGGCTTTTTGTCCCAGGCTCTATGTTCCGATTTATCGGCTACAACCTCAAAATGCATGGTTTTCATGCCAGTTTTATAAGTGCTGGGAAGTTTCTTATCAGTATCATGAGCAATTTGGAATAGATCAATAATTTGTTCAGGCCTAATCATGCTGACTTCCAATAAGCTAATTTACAAAAGACAAAATTTACGAAAATCAAAGATTTTGTCAATGCTACAAGACTGAGCAAGGACCTCATGCTTTGACCTTTCCCAATTGTGGCAAATCAGAGGGCCACTCTAAAGTCCCATTAAGCAAGTTGTTCCAAAACTCAGCCTTAACTTCCTTATCCATACCACTAAAAAATTTATTGACCTTATCTTGCTCGGCTTTTTTTAGTTGTGTGCCAGCATTGATTTCTTTGACCTTAGTTTTGTAGTTTGCTTTTAGGTTCTTGCCGAGGTGTTGGGTAAGATAAGACAAATTTGTCTTCTTCTTAGTAGTCTTATAAGTATTAGATTTATTATATAGATTACTAGGTCTACTAATAGTGGCCAAATCTGACGTTTCTTTATGCAGCAACCCTAAATGGACCGAATAATCACAACTACTCCGCAATCGTTTTCTTGATATATAATTATGTGCGGATAGCTCTTTAATGCAACGCACTATGGTTCTTTTACTTAAACCTAAATCTTTGGCCATGGTAGCTTGCCGACAGTACACTCGTTTATGCCTAGCCATAAATTCTTCCAGGTATAAGTAAACGATCTTAGCTTGTGGTGATACATCGGCTCTGATGAACTTGCCCCAGCTCATTGTATTATTTCGATTGGAGTAAGTGACAAAATTGGCACCGCATAAAATGGTGGCCGATTGCCGATTTGACGTTGCCATTCTTTTTGTTTGCCATCAGCACCCTTAATATAACCAACAACTTCATAACGGGTTAGGCTATGACACAACACCAGGATGTAATAATAATTGTTCTCCATGTTGTCACGAATGATTAAATAATTTTCTTGTTTTGATGCATCTATGGTTTTGTGCATCTGACATTTAACTTCGTAATGCGGTTCAATATCAGGGGCCTTAAAAGTATTTACAGGATGGCTATAATATCGTTTTAAAGCACTCGCACAGGCCATTTCCGATGCTCCCGATACTACCTGCCAGCCAACATCATTTACGGGGTTAAAAACAGCTCCGTATGCGTCTTTATGTTCTAAAGCAATCGACTGACTTTTACGCAATATACCCGTAGAAGCTGCTGCAAAAAATTCATACCATTTTAGATCAATAATCATCTACCAACCAAACTCATCATCAGGATCCATTTTTATTCTCACTTAATTCTATAATTTTTTGGCACCAATCTTTCGGTATAGCTATAGCCCGACCACTGGTACAATCACTGCAAAAATCTGAGCTCAATACAATGTGCTTATCATCTTCAGTAACGATCCAACCAACCGATACAACTTGCTCAACTTTGGCAGCTTGCACTTTTTTTAAGTCGTGCCAGCCATTGTCAAAATCCATGGCATCGGACCACTCTACTAAAACTAATTTAAATTTATCTTTGGTAAATTTATCCTTCTTGGCTACCATGTTTTTCTTCCCATTGTTTTACAAAGTCATTAGCAGTCACCACACCTTCAGTAAGTTTTTCAATTTTGATTAAACTTTGTGGAGTTGGAAACCGTTTACTCTTGGTCCATCTC